ACACATTCTTTATACCTTCTCTTTCAAATATATCATACAAAGCATTTAAAACTTCAAGTCGCTGATATTTTGAATTCAAATGCGTATCAGATATGGCCCCGAATTTTATCCACCTGTTGTAAAATGGCGCTATATCTATTTTGATTGGCGCTGGTGGCTCTATTGATTGTAAAAGCTTAATGTTATTTTGAGATACATTTATTAAATGGCCTTCATAAATTAATGCATCAACTAATTCTGAAATGTGCTGGATACTCACGTCAAAAGTCTCGCTCAAATTCTCGATCGACGTTTCTTTTTGTCTCAAGATTCTTGCCTTGATCAGTTTGTCCTTCTCGCTTGTATCCTCTTGTTTATCCGTTTGAAACTTCTTTTTTTCACGCTCTACTAATTTTTGACGTCTAAAATATACTGTGCGCCAAGCAATGCCAATTTTTTTACCATATTCCTCTGCTTCTTTTTGACTACCGATAAGAAGCAATTCCCATTCTTGTTTCGTCAATTATTACCACCTCCCTAAATGTTGTATAATTTATACAATTTCTTTCTTAAAAAATTTCTCATAACGTCTTCAAATAAAAACGAAATTTCCTCATCATGAATAAATTTTATACCAGCATTCTCCGCTTCGTGCTGCATGAAATGACCGAACTCGTGGGCCTCTCTTTCTAAAGGCGTAATGGCATCAATAAGACGAATCTCTGTTAAGGGATGTCCTTTTAATTTTTTAAATCTATAGGCTATATCTGCATCAAGTCCATCTTCTTCCATTAATTTATTTGCTTCAGCACTTGACCACTTGATGTGTCTTATTTTGATATAGTCTATTGACTCAGTATTCTCTTCTTCTTTCATTTCATCACCTCCAGGTATCAATATTGTTACTTCCGTATGTCAATTTATTCATTCCTTGAATACAATTTATTCACAATGTACTTATTTCGCTGTTCTAAATACATTACAATGTTCTTAATTTGCATAATTCCATAAACTCTCCTAATCGCCAAGTTTATCGCCAACTTAATCGCCAAGTTCTCGTCAGATTTGTGCCAGATTCTCGTCAGATATATCAACTTTTGCGTAAGCTCAAACATCTTTCAGCATACACAAGTTTTGTTGTGTAACTTTTAGCATACACAAATTTTCCACGTAGTGCAGAGAGTATTCGCTTTTTCGAACATATTTTCATTTTTCCGAATGTTGTCCACTATTTTTATTATACTGGTCAAAAATAGACAATTTTATCAAGTTCTCATATAATCCTCAAAATAGGCAAATTTCAGGGAGTTCAGTTCCCCATACTCTGAAAGAGTCGACACACGAGGGGGTAGGTTCATTAAGTGAGACCTTTGAGGTATAATTCTACCCCCTTCTTAAATCTTATGGGTTTAGAGGCGAACCGGGCGAAGGATAAATAATTGTTTCTGTTGGTTCTACTGATAGTTCAATTGGAATATCTGGTTGGTTTGGTATAGTAGGCACTCCTTCTGATAATGAATTCCATGCTTCACCCCATTGCAATTTCAACTTGGCTAATCCTGCTTCTATAATGTTTGTAAGTTCAGCTGAAGGTAAATTCATCTTATCTGAAATTAGGTTAAGAACATACTTAAATTTGGCTGGTCCTTGCCCTGCCTTGAATATCGCTTCAGCAGCAAGAATACATTGGTCAACGAGTTCTTTATTCTGTTCATAAACTAACTTTGCTTTTTGCATTATTGTAAGTTTGCCTTCTTCTTTTTTAGCCTGTGCTGTGTAAAATAGAGCCAGTGCTGCTGGTATTCCGACTGTAAAAAGAAATTCCAAAAATGCTAATATGAATAATTGTGTTGATGTCATTTATGCCTCCTCAAAAAATTCCCATGGATTTATCATGAAATGATAATGGTGGAAAGTTTTGAAAACTCCATTCTCATCTTTGCATTCGTACTTTGAACCTTCGTAAAGATGAAACTTTTTGTTATTTATATAGACATCAATGTCAACATTCTCAAGCGTTGGACTTTCAATTTCTTTGTAAGCCTGGACGTCTTTCGTAGGTGGTGCTGATGGTGAGGCCGTCAGTAGAACTTGAAAATATGGAGTTCCCCTTTTCTCTCCGCTTTTTAGATGAGCAATGAGTTTATCGTAGAGATCTGAAATATTGATTCCATAGAATTCTGCCTTTTCATCGTTACTTAATTTATCCCATAAGTTAAGATCAACGACTGATTCAACATTAATTAGAGTCAAAAGCCTTTCTTTAATCATCTTGTCTTTCTCTAATTTATGTATTGGTGAACCGAAGTCCTTGACTTCAACCATAACATTGGCCGGTACCGAAATAGCAATGTTGCCTGCTCTCAATGGCGCTTCCTTTATGTTCACGGTCCCTAAATACTTGTCTCCTTCCCGCGTGAATGTTACATATTCCTCAATAAGTCCTTCAATGGTTGAAACCTCGTCTTCTTCGACTTTCTCAATATAGCAGTCTAATGGTATCATTTTGACTGCATATTTCTTTCCATTAGACATAACATTAGTTGTTGGGATTACGCCCTCTACTTCTACTGCTTTCTTCTTAAACATTAAGCACCTCCATTAAATGCTTTTGAAATTGATTTTAATTAACCTTGCAAGAATAACTGCAAGTCTTTCGCTTGTAACTGGCTGTCTAAAGTCAGTCATAATACCAAGTTTTGATAATGTTTCTTCCGACTCTTTTATTTCTTTCTCATATGGCGTTTCTTCTTTTGCCATTTCTTTCACCCCCAATTTAATTTTTAATGTCTCAATTAAATTCAATACATTTAGAGCATAAAAGTCATCTCCTGCATAGACTATCGCAACATTTTTCGTATATGCTTTTAAGTTTTTATCTTTCTTATATCGTTCCAAAGCCTTTTTATAAGTCATTGGGTCTTTAGGATTTGCCTTTATAGCTTTTTTACTGGTAAAATCTGATGTAAGTAATTGAGAGTGAGCTTCAAAACATTTCGTATAAGATTTATATACTTGGTATTGTGCGGCATCTGAACCTGTTGTTTGAACGAATTCTTTAACGCCGTCATAACCATTATATTTTATACCATAAAAATTGTATGAATTTACTCCCTTGATTATTAGTGGAGTAATATCCCAACCGCTTTCCTGAATCGCCTGTGCCACTTGAAACAAGGCAGGAATACCCAATTTCTTTTCTACTTCCAAAGCACTCTTAAATAAAGTTTGAATAAATGTCGTGTTCGTCTCGCACCTCCCTAATAAAATGTTGTGTTCCCCTTGCGGGGCAATGTAAAATTTGGCGTTCCTCTTATAGTGTTGCCTTTTAAATAAACAGATCTAAATCCTGAAAAGGATAAAAGCCCTAAAATAATTATTAGAATCAGAAGTTTATTAATAGTTTTTATCTTCTGCGGTTCCATCTTCATAAGTTATAATTCTAAGATCCTGAGAATGTGTTTTCTTAATCGGTGCAATAAATGTTTTATCCTCTGTCCAACGGTAAATACAGTCTTTCGTCTTAACAATAATTTCCGTAACATCTTCATTTCTTATTGTTTTTATAAACTTTTTTATATCCATATTGCCTCCCTACTTTCCCCACTTCATCAATTCGGCGATAAGTGTTCCTATGCTTGAGGCAGCAATAATCCAAAAAAATCTTTTGAGCCAATCCAAATCAGTTTTAACCTTAGCCATATCCTCCTTGATGTCACCCATTTCATCATTAATGATTTTTATCTCTTTCCTAACTTCTTCTTCAAATGCCATCGTTCACCCCTTAATAAATTGTTTTTTCAATCGCTTCAATCTTCCTTGAAGTTTCTTTTAACCATTCCAAAGTATCAGTCACGGATCTTCCCACGAATACCATCATCTGGCCAGCGTTTAAATCATAAGCAATCTTATACACAGGCAGTATCGTTCCATCGCAGTCTACCATATCGCCAATGTTTATATCCGTTGTCATTGACATCTGTTTTGAATAAGATTCAGCAGGCTCTCCAAATAGATCTACGAAAGCCTTTGCAAAAGCAAGCGCCGATTCTTTTGAACTCCATCCGTCAAGTTTTCTTTCCTGAAATTTAATGCCCTTTGCCATTGATTCTGCGTTCTCTGCTTCTACATATTGAGGAACAGGAGTATTTTTAATACAATAAATCGTATCATACCAATTATCATCTGCTGCAATAAGTCTTATCGTGTTTACTTGATTTGTCGGCGTGCCGACTGTCGTGAATTGAGAGAACGGAATTGAAAGGCTATCCCAAAGATTGTAAACTCCTGCCCAAGCATAAGTGTAATATTTCCACACCCATTCTCCAACATAATCATTAATTACTTTATTGACATCAAAACTATAAACTGCTCCACCAAGATTGATTACCCAAGTAGGGTCTTCCAGCGAATAACTGCAACTAAAATCAGCCACAAGAATGCCTCTTTCATCAACGCCAACGCTTATTCCAACGCCTAAATGGAAGTTTGTCCACTCCATTCCTCCACCGACTTTTGGTTTTCCCAAACTTGCATAAATATAACAGTGATTAATTCTTATGTCGTAAAATTCACCTTCGGTTAATGGTGAAACAGCACCATATTCTTCGTGGCTTGTTCCACTCCAAGTCAATGATGGTGCATCGTAAGTAAAATTCAAATGAGCGCTTCCCGTATATCTGCTGTGCCAAATGATTTTTTGCGTTGTACTTATTATTTCATAAATTCGTATATATTCTTCAATGGCAAGATTGGAACAATCTACTCCATAAGTCGTTCCAACTGGATATAATTTTGTAAAACTTATCTCGATCGTATCGCACAAAGTATTGGCAAATGCCTTGCCAAAATATCCTGTCGCAGAATCCCAATCCATCGTAGATACAACAACCCCATTTAACTTTAATTCAATCTTATAAGAACACGGCTTAGTCACCGTACCTGTTATAAGGTTAATGTATTTATCTGCAAAGGTGAGTGTTTTTATTACTGTATTCGTTGGCAATGAACTTGTTAAAATAAATCCCGAACCTTGTTGTCCTGAAAAAGTTCTTATGTATTTTCTGTAATTCCCTGCATCTGTTTCGAGTCTTATTTCTAAAGTCGTTGCAGTATCGGGACACCAATTCATATTTAATTGATCAAAATCACTCCATAAGAAATCAACAATTCTATTAATATTATCTGTTGCTTCAAGGCAATAAAGACTTCCAGATAAAGGCAAAATACCATTCACTGTTTGCACTGCATTTATTACTGTTCCTATCCAATTTGCAGCATCGTAATTTGTAAAAACATTTTCTGGTACTGGATACATTCTTCTTACATAATATTCTCTGACCTTGTTGATGATGACTGATGGGTCGGAATCATAACCTATTTGAGCATCCACAACATTCATTTTGAATAATACATCGGTGTTTCCTAAATCATAAAGATAGATTTTTTTATTTCTGACATAGCCGATTGCATAGTTCAGAATTAAAAGCCTTTTAAAAATATCAAGAATTTTTTCATTCAAAAATGCCTGCAAGTAAATCATTTCTGGCAAATCTCCGGTAAAAATATAGCCTGGCAGAAGAGACTTCAAAAGAGTTAATGAATTGACGGCCTGCGAGGCAAATGTGACAACCTGTTCTAAATCCCTGTTTGCAATCTCCTTTGCTCTTATGTGGTAACCTTCAGGGATTTTTGATATGCCTTGAATTTCCATATTGCATTCTCTTAAATCGTTCTTTATAAATCTCACCGTTACATCAAAACTCTGTATATTTTCATCAGAATCAAATTCAATTTCAGGAAGGTCAGGTAAAATATTTTCCGTCAAAATGTGGTTCCAAGTTTCTATTTTCTGATTTCCCACAAAGATTTCTATTTTAGGATCCTGATTCAAGTTATAAAAAGCATATAAAAATCTTATGCTGTCAATTATAACGGTCCAGACATTCCCTATTTCAATGTGATATTCATAATCGCCTCTCTCGAGTGAAACAGTTTTTGAAAAGGTATAAGAATATGGACCTGAACCCGTCCTATTCACATAATTCATTACTTCGGTATCGTTTCCAGTGCTTAAGGTTACGATAGGAGGTTTTATATAAGAATCGCTTATAACCACGTCAAAAGTGTATTTGTCCTTATCGTTACTTACTTCAACTGAACTGACTGAAGGAAAACCAATGTCTAAAATATTATTGTTAGGTGGAGTAAAGGTAAAGGTGTAAATCTTATAACTTATTTCTACATAAACTTGAGTAGTTCTCATAGTGCAATTTACAAAAAGGGGATTTATATAGTGTTTTGGACCAGCTAAAAGTGCCGTTACTTCATCAAGAGTCCAGGCAGCTAAAGTATTTGGATTCGTAGTTTGGGCCGCAGAAGCAAGCAATGTATATATAACCTGATAAGGCAAAACGCTTACCATAGCGTATGTCGTTCCGTGCGTCTTACACATAATATATATAATAACTGTGCCATCTCCGTCAATATTAGTAGATGAATAATAAGACTTAAATGTAAGCGAATTTATGGATTTGAAATCAACATCGGATAAATCCCCTAAATCATATAAATCCTGCTGTGTCTTTAGTCCTCCACCTCCGACCTGAAATGTTTGAACATAATCCGTATCATCGTTATGCGCTAACTCATCAACCTTGTCAAAGTGCGTCGCTGGTGCAGCAGGAAAAACTGTTTCAATGGCAACTGAACTATCCCCTGAAGGCCTAATTGTCCCCGTCGTATCGGTATCTCCAACTGCCGTTCCGTTCCATACGAGCCAGGTCGTTTTCGTATAATTAATATCATCCCAGAAGCAAAGCCTGTAATAATAAGTTCCTGCACTTACGGGAATGAAAGTAAATACCAGAATAGCTTCATTTCCATCTGCCACGGAAGTTATTGCTACTTGGCCTGAGTCATAAACCGTACTTACGAAATTACTTACTGCTGAAACCTGAAATCTCGCATAAGTTCCATTTACGCCATTTGCCTGATGAAAAGTTGCCTTGACTTCTACGCCAACGCCAGGTATTGGTACTACTGATAAATTAGTTGGAGATAAACTTGGTAGCATCATTACCTCAAATAATTAAATGCAATAGCATTTATAATTTCTCATTTTATTCTCATTTTTAAGGAAAGAAGCAATCTTTTATTTCTGCTGTCCACTTCGCTGAAAGGCCTTCTGTCATCGTAATTATTCCTTCCTCTACAAGGTCGCCTGAGGTCAATCCAGAAATGTCATTGCCATCTTCATCGGTCAACTTGCCTTCATCATAAGTAATCGTTCCTGCCGTTTTATTAGTTATGTAAAAGTCGTTAAACTTCAAGGCATTAAGAGTCAATACATATTTAATCTGCCAGGCCGAATCGCCAGAAATCCAATGAGGAGACGTTCCCGTAACAATGATTGGAGCAAATATCGGAGCAAACTTTACTTGTTCTCTTAAATATCCAGAATTTAGTCCCCTACTTCGTGGCCACAAGACATCAGTAAAACGATTCCAAGTATCTATAATGTTATTTCGAGTGCGAGGTATCCTGTCATCGCATTGAAAAACTTTATAAACAGTGCCGAGAAGCTTGCTCATTATTCGTCAACGACTACCCAAATATCTGCGAGTGAAACTGCCGTGATGTTCCAAACAACGATGCTGAATGATATGGGAATTATCAACCCTCTTGGGAAGGTCCAGATAATACCAGCACCTATCGTTGCAGGAAGACTCACTCGCCTTAAAAACGCCGTTGGTACTGTTGGTTGAGTCGCCCAAGCAAGCGCCGTTTGCACTGTTCCCGCAGGACTACCCGAATCTTCCGCTAAAAGCGTAACTGGTGCCGTTGGAGTAATTCCTTTATCTGCAGGCCTTCCCAATCCGAATACGCTGGCCGTTGCCGCCACAATCGAAATACCAATTTCCAGAATTGCAGCTCTATCGGTTGCCGCCGTAAAGATTTCTAAACAATCGTGAGCAATCGTTGCGTCAGTTGTTCTAACTCCTAAAGAATATATTGCCATCTAAATCACCTCCCAGTGATTAAAAAACTTCATAATCGTATAAAACAAAATCACTTAAACTATCTCCTAAGAATTGTGAAGTTCCATTAGAACCTAAATACGAACTTCCAAAACTAATCGTAAATGCTCCACTTGTCGTTTGCAGAGAACCTTCTTCGAAAGTCAAATTTATATTGTCCCATTGAGCTACCGCTAAATAAGTATTGGTTGCATTCCACTTTATGCCTATGAAATAAATCCTGCCATTTACATAAGCGTCATTGGCGTAATTGACTGATGGAATATATCGAGTTCCGCCTACGGCCCAATCACTTGGACTTGTTTCATCATCTTCTATTTCTTCAAGCATTAAGTTATCTGCATATAGAATGTCGCCTATTGTTGGCGTAATTAAAGCTATCTTTACTACGCACTTCGTTGCAGTTGCAGGTGCAATTGCTATAAGAAATAATCTTGTAAACGAAGTTGAAGCTGCAACGATGGTTGAACTTGACGAGGATAAATAAGCATCGGCTGCATTATACCAGTCTATTAGAAGATACCAATTTTTTAAAGCAGTTGACGCTTTCGCATAAACGCTGAAGCAATGATATTTTCCCGCTGTAACAGCAGGTTTTGTTGAGGTATAAATACCCATAGTATTTACGCTTGTTGCAACTGCTTTAAACCCAGCTATTCCTGCATAAAATTCTCCAGCAACTATAGTCCTTGAAAGTGTTCCCCAAGATGCAGCCATCCCTGTCGTATCCACTTCAGCATCTGACTGGTTTGCGGTTAGGAGATTTAATCCAAGATTTCCACCTCGAACCAGATTAATAGTTTGTGCTATTCTATTTAACTGCAAATCAAAATTAGCAGTCTTTAAAATCGTTCGTGGATTTAGAAGATTTTGTCCTTTATATTTAATCTTTAATAATAAAGTTCCTGCGACATAATCGGTAATAGTTAAACTCGCCACATCATTTGAAGCAATTACAAGTCCTTCATCAAAAATTGGAGTATTCGCTGGATAACTAACGCCACCATAAGTCTTAGTGCTTGCATTAATCAAAGCAATCGAACTTCCTGCAAAGTCCACTAAGTTCTGCAGTAGTGGGAAATAATATCTTGGCGCGTAATAGACTAATTTAGCATAGGCTGTATGATCGCCAGCATTTGCTAAAGTAGTCGAAGTTAGGCCCCACATATTGCCTGAAGCGTGGGCTGTTCCAAGTCGTAAAGGACTGATTATCATATTGACCGTAAAAGGATAAACACCGCCTCCGGGAATTGTATTAAAAGAGAAGTCCATAAAAAGAACTTTTTGCCAGGTAACATTGTCAAAGCTTATTGAAATAATATCTCTCCAGGGAATTGTACTTAAATTCGTAATATAAGGAGTAAAGGAAATCCTTTGAGGATTTAACCCTATTCGAATAGAATTACTCAAATCTGTGAAAGGATAATTATAAATAACTCCACTCTCATCTTGAGTCTGATTTCGATGTGCGTCTACTGAGTAAGCTGTCGTTAAACTTTTTAAATATATCATATCATGCCTTCTGTCCTAAGCCGGATACACCCAAACTAATATCTCTTGCCATTCGTTTTGAAGTAAATTCATTGAATTTTCTCAATTCTTTTAACATATCTTTTTGAATTCGCAAGGATTCATCGTTGCTCATTTGATTTAAAGGTATGACTGCTTCTGGACCCCTCTCTCCAATCATTGCCATGGTAGGCCTCGTTACGATACCACCTGCTTGGAGGCCTCCCATTGTCAAAGGATTATAGCCTTCCGTACCTGTAACACTTATTGCAATCTTATTCATCCCTTTCTCAAACCATTTGCCTATCTTCTCTAAAGTATCTATAATCCATTGAAGTGCTATTTTTAATGGGTCATACCAAGGTTTAATATATTTTTCATAGAATTTTTCAAAAGCTGCTTTTATCTTATCCCAATGAGTAACAACCAAAATTATAGCTGAAACAATTAACATAAAAATCCCTGTTGGCCCCGTAAGACTCGTCAACATACCTATTAACTTGCCTAAAACTCCTGCTCCAATTAATATTCCTGTAGCAATGGCAATTTTTTTAATACCTTCCTCAAGTTTGTCTGCTGGTATTTTTTGAAACTTTTCAATTAAAGGTGTTATATATTTATTAATAAACTCTTTTAAAATAGGCATTAATACTGTTCCAATTGTTTCCTTTATATTGTCAAATTTTTCTCTTAAAATAGCTATTTGTCCAGTAAGAGTTTTTCCTTTGTCTTCTGCCGCACCTGCATAAGTGCTAAAACCATTAAGAACATCATTGAAAGTCACAGTTCCATCTTCAGCTTTTGCTATGTGTGCTCCATATTTTTGAAGCATACCTGTCTGTCCATTCACAGCTTGGGTTGCTGCTCTCATAGCTGTTTCCATATCAATACCTGTTGAAGCTGATAAATTCGCTATGTGAGGAACAAGTGCTATTGTTTGATCAGCTGTAAGTCCAAGTTGAAGTCCAAAGGCTTGCATTTCAATATAAGCTTCATCTGAAACTCCTGTAAGATTCTGCATTTTAAGTGCCAAATCTGACATTTTCTTTTCTTGTTCTGCTGAATATTGATTCGTAGCTTTTAAGGCCGATACTAATCTTGCTTGTGATTGTTCACTTTCTGCTGCAGCCTTAACACATAAACCTAAAGCTCCGACAATGGCGCCGCCAGCAACGAGAAATGGAGTTGAGACCTTAGAAATAGATTGTCCTGTAGCCTTAATCTTACTTCCAAAATCCTCAAGTTTACTCATTGCTTCCTTGGTATCAACGCCTATTTTGAGAAGGGCGTCACCAACACTTATAGCCACTATCTATCTCCTAAATAATTAAATGCTAAACTATTAATGATATCCATATTGATATCCTTCAAAACGCTATGGTAAATACTATGATGAATTTTTTTATCCATATAAACTCCATTGCCAACCTTATCCATATGGTGAAACTCATCTCCTTTTTTATAAAAATTCCAAGGGATAAAACCTAAATCTCGCCTTTCACTCTTTGATTTTCTATGAGATTCTCTTACTATTTCAGGATGGTCTTTTGCCCATTGTTTTTTATATTCAGGATGGTCTAAATAGTATTGTTTTTCATATTGTTTACGATGTTCAAGATGTTCTAAATACCATTGTTTACTATGTTGCTTAGCATATTCTGCATGTTCTAACCTATACTGCTTAATATGTTCCTGATGTTCTAAACGATATTGTTTATTATATTGTTTCTGTTTTTCTTTATCTCTCATATTTCCTCTTTATGTTTTAGTCAATTCTCTTACTCTTTCCTTATTTTATTTCCAAGTTCTTTGAATAACTCCACATCTGAAACCATAGTATCAGTCTCACTTCCTCTTGACTGCACAGCATCTATTTCTCGTTTTTTTCTTTCGTTTAATTTCGCTATCATTAAAGTAAATTCTTCATCGGTCCAATTATCAATAATATATTCAGGAGTTAAATGCCACTCTATCAATATAAATTCAAATGCTTCGCCTACGGAGAAAGTTTGCTCATTGTTCCCGTTAGGCTTTTTACGAGGGGGAAGGCCACCTCTGTAATCTGTTCAAAAACTTTTGCCATCTCAGCATCGGTCGCGCTATTTTCAATCTCTTCACGATTTAATCCCTGCGCATACTCAAATACAAGATCAACTATTTTATCAGGCATCGCCACAAGTATGGCTTTAATTGCACCTTCAAACTTATCAGGTGTATCAGTAGTTATTCCCACGTATTGAGGCAAATCTCCTAATAGTTTAGCAAAGTTAGCTCTCCATTTACGAGACTGCTTAATCACGAGCGGTTTAATCTTATGTTCTTTACCACCCAAGATAATAATAATCTCATTCTGAAATATCTTATCTTCTTCAGTTCTTTTAGTTTCTTCCATACTTTCCTCCTTATCTCGGAACTACCGTTTGAGCAGTAAAACTTGCCAATACTCCAACATCAGTTGACTTTACAGAACCTAATGAGTAATATAAAGCCAAAAGTTTTCCTACAGTAATAGCTACTCCGCTTACAGTCAAGCTTATGATATCGCCAGCTACTGAAGCTAAACTAAACGACCTGACAGAACCAAAGTCCGCTTCTGTAAACCAAAATTCAAGATGTTTGCCTGCTGGATCAGCCATATTTTTACTGAACTTTGCTTCTATAATCGTACCGGCTGCGTTACTTTTAGTGTTAGCTCCCACAACTAAAGTTGGAGCAGCAGCTTGTGCATCAGTCACTTCTCCAAACTCCCCACTGTCATCTACCAATGCAGAAAATACTACAGGAACTACACTAACTTCACCTTTCTTATAAGGCATAGAAACTTCCCCAATAGGATTTACTAAAGTTAAAATTATAACTCTATCTCTACCACCCGGAGTTGTTCCTCTTAATGTCAAGCGATGTTCCTGAAGACTACCTCCACCTAAAGTTAAGATAGTTCCCGCTACATTTAAAGAAGAACCCGGAATAGCATCGGTTAAATCTACAAGAGCTCCTTCAGCTATATTTAGAGTAACTTCTATCCCCTGGTCTATTAGATACCTTTTAAGAGTTCCTACGTTTTCTTCAGATTTTGCATGAAAGTAATCGCTCTTAACATTCATGATAACGCCATCCGTAGTATAACCTACAACTCGTGCAAGTATACCCACTCCCAAAGTAATTTCTGCTGTACCTATTAAAACATTAGCCTTCGTACCCATAAGTTCCTCCTATCCGTCTGTTATCGTGCAGAATATACCCGTATCTGCTACTATGCAGGAGAAAGTAACTGGAATAACAGATACTTCTCCCTTTTTATACGGGATGCCAACTTCTCCAGTGGGATTTACAGCAGTAACTGCAATGGTACGTGGAGTGCCAGCAGGGTCAAGTCCTGCAATTGTTAAGGCAAATTCCTGTAATAGTGAACTACCTGCAAGTCCACCACCGATGGTAACGACAGTTCCACCAACGTTGATTGCACTTCCTGGTATAGCTGCTACCAAGTTCGCAAGTGCACCTTCCGCAAAGGTAAACGTGAAGTCAACTTCCTGGTCAGTCAATCTTCGAATGATAGTTCCTACGCGTTCCTCAACCTTGACATTAGCAAAGCTACTCTTGATAGACATCTGAACACCATCAATGGTATAAAACGTAGCGATGGTGTTCACACTGGCCTCTTTTAATCCACCTGATTTTAGTAAGGCAGTGGTAATTGTTACCGCTGCTACGCCAACTAATACATTTGCCTTCGTACCCATAAATTATTACCTCCTAATTTAACCTCTAATTTTTATTTTAAAAAAAGTAAGTACTCTAAAGTATCCAGGAATCTCATCTTGCAAATCTTGGCCTTGAACTTCTTCCTCTGCTGAGAGGATTTGATAAGCCCCTACAACAATGTTTTGAATTCCTTGAAGATTATCATATAATTTGTCATATACATTTCTGGCCGTGATAGGGTCACTTGCCCAACAGTCAAATTGAATACTTGGATCTGGTATGTCAGGAATATAGGGCGTTGATGTTCCCCCCCTGGTAAAGAAACTTACAGCTGGCAAAGTCACGCTTTCAGGTAATCTCGGACAATATATTCTCGGAGTCGCACCACCTATTAAAGCGGTCAGAGTTCCACAGGTTATTAAATAGGCTCTAATAACTGAATTTATATCTGTCATTTTAACTCCGTCTTTATTCCTTCAGGCAATTCCTTAAGGTGTAAATCAAGTGCTGGTTTAAAATACGGACGTGCCGACATAAAACGAGTTCCTACCTCAAGAAATCCTGAATAACCTGAGGTCCCGTAAACACTCCCTTCAAGTCCTTTAGCTTCATATTGGATTGATCTTCTGTTATTGCCTGTTTCAACAGGACTTCCTTCTACCACGTCTTTTGCAATATCAACGATAACATTTTTCAAAGCTTTCTCGGCAGCTTCTTTTATTTTATCCTGAACTTCCTTTATTTTTAAGTTAGTTGTAATAGAAATATTTAATTTCACTAAGCCACCTTCTGGAGCGCTAACTCGCTATGATGTTTATCTATACCATCACTTCTCATTTGAACCAATAGAATTTCAAAAGTTGAACTATCTATTACCGCACCCGTAGAAGCAAGTCGGATATTATCAATTCTGTCCTGCTCAGTTAGAACCACGGAATCATCAACAAAAAGTTTCCAATCCGATATTACGACTTCAGCTCCGACTTTAATTTCCCTGCCAGAACTTGCTACTAATCGGCAAGGTTCATCAGTATAAATAGGTGGTATCCAACTATAAACAGGATTGCCATAACCATCCGTTCCTGTTTGAGTATGTCGTTTTATATCACAAATGTGTATCAGTAACGATGCAT